TTTAGCAACTGTGTCATAAGATAATCTCCAAGTTTCAATTCCGTCAGGAACGTCAGCCATAATTGCAATACCTTTTGCAACAAGTTCGTCACCTGAAACTGATAATCCTGTAACAGGTTCGCCGTTATTATTGAAATAATATCTATGTGCCATTAGGTAGTAATTGGCGTTGTTGCGCCACCTCCATAGCCAGAATTCTGGCCGCCATAATTGCCCCACCAGTCAACGCCCATAAGTAATGGGTAGTTTGTTGAGCCATAGCCACCAGTTAGCGTTGTTCGGCAAGCGTTTAAACTGACAACACCAGTTTTGTTAGTGTATGTTCCACCTTGTGGGTTTATAGTATTATTATCTGGTATAACAGAGTCTCCAGAAGTAGTACCCATTGATACTTGGGTAGTTGTTTCGTGGTCAGAATCTTCTGGATCAAAACACCAAGCGTATGTATTCCAAGTTTCACTATCGCAGTTATCACTCCATCCGCCGTGGAATCCAGTACGTCCCCAAGGTACCCAAGGATTAGACCTACCTGATTTTGTTTGATTTATGTTAACAAATTTTCGTGGGTTTTCAATACTCATACAAAATGCATTGATACCACAACCATAGTAATAATATGGAGAAAAAATCATTCCCCAAGTACCATCCCAAGTTGTGTGGAATTTAGTATAGTATTGATGTCCTGAAGAAGCACCATAAGATGTAGTTGTTGATCCTGAAAAGTCGTGCCAAGAGCTCCATTGTCTGCTTGCACCTGTTACTGCAACTCCTACTCCTTTAACATTACAATCAAATACACCATATCTTTTACTGCTACTTTGTTTAAGTCCAAAACCAACCCAACCATTATTACCAACAACAACGCACCAATCCTTATTATTTTGATTAGTCCAAGTATCAGTAAAATATTCGGTAGATTTCAAGTCATCAAAGAAATCTTTAATTTTAGGTACAGAATTTAAATCTTTATTACCTCTAAAAATATGAATCCTCTTTGAGGTATTTCCACTCTCGTCACCAGAGTGAATCATTACTAACATTTTAGTTTTTTCATTGTATCCAGTACCAGTTGCATAATTATTGTCGGTGTTAAGCATATGAGAACTGTAATCGTAAGCTTGAAGATTTCCAGTAGCACAGTTTCCTGCCATTTCTCTCATAGTGAACCGTCTGTTACAGAACATCCGTCTAGGTCTACATCCTTCAGGAAGAACCATATTAAGTTTTGTCCAACCTACTTGATACTCAAATGAAGAAGTCATTTGGTGATAATTCTGCCACGAAACAAACCCATCCCTTGAAGAACTATAATAAAAACAATGTGGGTACTGGTCTATTTGGTATGTACTGTGATTATAATTAATCCAAGTAGAGTAAGTTTGACTAGTTAAGTTATCGTGGAAATTATGACCGTGGTCATAGTTCACATAAGCGTGAGAAGCATCCCCTAACATTCCAAATCTATAGTTTGTTGTGGAATTACATACTGCTGCCCAAGGTGACCCTACGTTTCTAAAACTAGAATCAAAAATTCGGTAAGTCAAATGATGATTTTGAGTCGATTCAGTGGCTAATAATCCGAAGATAGGTAATCCTTCTTTTCTTGGGTCTATTGTTTCAGTAGTCCCACCTAATAATGTTGATAAATTACTCATTAGTTTTTATTCCTTTTTTAATTTTATTCATAACTTATGCTTCCCTATCAGCTATGTCTTTTGCGTCATCTGTTACTTTTTGAGCAGCAACGTCTGTTACTTTTTGAGCTATAGCGCCTGCTTCATCCTGGCCATCAGCGTACACAACTACTGCTTTAGCAACTGTGTCATAAGATAATCTCCAAGACTCAATTCCGTCAGGAACAGTAGCCTTGATTGCCATTCCTTTTTTCATAAGGTCTTCACCAGTTAATTCAAATGGTGTACAAGGTTCGCCTTGATTTGTAAAATAGTATATTGCCATTATTTAGTTGCCTCCATAACTTTGGTCAGCGGCACCGTAAGCGCCCCACCAGTTAAGACCTATAAGCACTGGATAACAAGTTGATTGATAGCCACCAGTTAGCTGTGTATAGCAATTAGCTAAACTGCAACTTCCAGTTTGATTGGTAAATGTTCCACCTACGTGGGAATTATTATCTGGCATAGTTGCTTCTCCAGAAGTACTACCCATATAAACTGTAGTATCTACTGTGTGGTCAGAATCCGTTGGATCAAATGAAAACCCATATGTTGCCCAAGATGTACCATCAGTATTAGCACTATTTCCACCGTGAAATCCAGTACGTCCCCAAGCCACATAAGGATTTGGATAATCTGATTTTGTTTGATTTATAGAAATAAATTTACGTGGGTTTTCAAGATTTATTGCAAAAGCATTTATACCTGGACCATAGTAATAATATGGAGAATAAATCATTCCCCAAGTACCATCCCAAGTTGTGTTAAATCTTGTGTAGTATTGATTCCCATTACCAGCACCATAAGATGTAGTTGTTGAGCCTGCAAAATCTACCCAATCAAGGTATCGTCTGCTTGCGTCTATTTGATGTGCTACTCCACCTTTAACATTACAATCAAACGCACAATATTTCTTGGTGGAACTATTTTTACCACCGAAACCAACCCAACCATTATTACCAACAACAACGCACCAATCTTTGTTATTTTGTAAAGGCCAAGATCCAGTAAAAAATTCAACTGAAGTTAGAGCATCAAAATACTCTTTAATTTTTTTAACTTTATTTAAGTCTTTACCAGATTTAAAAATATGAATAGTCTTAGCAGCAGATCCATCACCTTCGCCACCAGAATGAATCATCACTAACATTTTAGTTTTCTCATTGTATCCAGTACCTGTTGCGTAATCGTTAGTGGTTTCAAGTAAGTGAGAAGTGTAATCGTAATGGTCAATGGATGCTAAAGAATTGTTTCCAGATTTTTCCCTTATTGAATAACGTCTATTACAGAACATCCGTCTAGGTCTACAACCTTCAGGTAAAACCATATTTATTTTTGTCCAACCTACTGTATATTCAAAAGAAGAAGTTATTTGGTGATAACTTTGCCAAGAACAGTGTCCATTTCTTGAAGCAGTATAGTAAAAAGCGTGAGGATACTGGTCTATTTGGTAAATACTTTTACAATAACTAGTGTAAGAAGTGTAAGATTCAGTAGTATGATTTGAATTAAAATTATCACCGTGGTCATTCATAGAATAAGCGTGACTAGCGTCTGCCATTACCCCATATCTATAATTTGATGTAGTACCTGTAGCCCCACCCCAAGGTGACCCTACGTTTCTAAAACCAGAATCAAAAATTCTAAAATTGGTATTATGATTACCGCCACTTTCTTGTCCCCATAAACCAAATAGTGGTAATCCTTCTTTTCGTGTGTCAGTATTACCCCCCAAATATGATGATAAATTAGCCATTAATGTTTTTCCTTTTTATACTATTTATAATATTTATATTAAATAATTACGCTACTTCTATTATTTTCCAACCATTAGTATCACCAGTAAAGACAAGACCAAATCCAGCGTGATCCGTATTAACTGTCATATCTTCTGCTAAATTCATAATATCTTTACCATTTCTATCAACAGTCAAATCATTTGTTGAAAAAGTTCCTGATAAATCTTGAAATCTAATAACATCTCCTAATAATGGAGTAGTTGGTAAAGTAGCTGTTATAGCTACACTAGTTGTATCTACCAAAACTCTATCGTTAGCTTCTGCGTTAAAATCTGCAGATTTTGTAGTCCAAGGATTACCTGGACCTAGTGGCATCCATTGTGCTCCACTATAACCTTCATAACCTGTTACAGTTGTATTAAATCTTATTCCACCAGTTGTTGGTGATCCTGGTCTTTGAACTGTTGTTCCTACAGGTGTTTGAAAATGACCTGTGGAAGTTGTGGCATCCCAACTGATATCTGTTCCATCAGATTTTAAATAAGAGCCTGAATTTCCAAGTGCTAATCGGTTTGTTTGTGAAGAGGTACGAATTATAATATCACCTCTAACATTTAATACAGCAGCTGAATCTCCTTGTGATAATACATCCCATTTAGTAACGTCTGTTCCTGGAGTAACACCTACAACTCTATCTTGAAGTAGTACATAAGCAGTTGCAGTATAACTAACAACATCACCTATTAGGTAAGTTGTACTAGCATTATAAGTGCCTTCGTAATTAAAACCTTCAAGGTTTAATGTCCAATGAGCTGTATTAGTAGTTCCGTTTGTATTTGCTGGATATTCGTTAGTATTATTTGATTGAGATACATAATTATTTCCACCATATTGAATAGTATCTCCAGTCTTATATGCTGTTCCGTGTATATATCTTCCTAATGCTTTGAAACCTGTTGTTATAACATCCCAATAAGTATCGTCTGTTGGTGTATTACCAGCTGAAGCAGTAACATTAATATAAACATAAGTGTAACCACCGTAGGTTACTACATCACCATTTTGGTAAGTTGTTCCAGCATTATAACTATCTTCCCATTGTAAACCTTCAGAATATACATTAAATTTTGTTTCATCAAATGTAGCTGTTGATGTATGTTCTGTTATAGTTTTATATTGATATGAACCATACTTAACAACATCATTTAATTTATATAATGTTGAAGCTGCCCAATCCCCTAAAAAATCTAAACCATCTGTGTATAATTCAAAATTACTTTGATTTAAGCCGCCAGATGAAGCGGATGTGTGAGCTATAGTAGTACGATATTGTCTACCGCCATATTTGACAATATCATTTACTTTATAAACAGTATCAAATCCCCAAGCAGCTTTAAAATAAAGGCCTTCCGTATGTATCTGCCACTTAACAGCTGCTAAATCTGTAGCAAAACCTGCATTTGTTGCTTGTGATGTATGGTTCTCTACACAAACATAAACATTACCACCATACTTAGCAATATCGTCTATAGTATAAGCAATACTTACAGCCCAATCACCTCTCCATTTAAATTTAAGTCTACCTAATTTGAAATCTGCCATTTATTAATCCGTTTTATTATATTTATATTCCATCTTGATAAGTTGTTGAATTTACACTCGCCGTTGTACTTTCAAAAGCAACAAAATCATCACTTGTTGGATCTTGATTAGCTGCTTGATTTACTCTTTTTACCAACTCCCCGCTACTATTTATAAGATAAGTAGTTGTGGTATTTGCATCAAATATAAATTGTTGATAGGCGTCTGAATCATTATTTAAATATCTTTTATTCAACTGTGCTATCTGTATAGCTTTTCCACTCAAAGGAGCAAACGTAAAAGTTAATATTGTTCCAGATACCGTATAATCTATATTTGCATCTTTTCTTACATCATCAATAACCACATATAATCTATGTCCAAAAGTACCCATATTTACGTTTAATGTGAAAGTTGTTGTAGAACCATCACCAATAAATTCGTGACAATTAAAAAATTCCGCTCTTTCTTCCACATAATCTGTACCATCTTTTGGTACTTTATCTGATTTTCCTTCTTCTTCAAATGTTGAAAATCCAACTGTACCACCTTCATTAGGGTTAACAGTTGTCAAATAAAGCATACCTTCTTTTGTTCTACGAAGACCATTAAATACTTGTTCTTGTGGATTTATATTATGAGTAATTGAAATTGCCATTAGCTTATCTCCAGTACACTAGCAAATACTTCTAAATCAGTTGTTGACGAATCTGGTAATGGATGTGCCACTACTCTTAATATATCATTTGATTCTAAATTTATAGGTTTATCTAAAACTAAAGTATTATTAGGTGGTATTTGTGCTTTGTTAGCAATATATCTAAATGTACTACCACCATCTACTGTAACTTTTACATCTACAAAACCATTATTAGCATTTGACTTATTAGTTATATATACTGCGTGAATAACTGCTTGTCCAGCACCACCAGCTGTATATAAATTTGCAGCCGAAGTATCAGCAAGTCCAACTGCCATACCTGCATTTTTAAATAAACTAGCCATTCTATCCTCCGAAAACTATTCCATATGCTAAGGCATCACCATCACTAGCAAGAGCATCTCCACCTGGTGTACCATCTATTGTTAAATTACCAGTTGTTATAGCTGTTCCTGTTATGTCAGGTAATGTAATAATGTTATCTGCTGTTGGTTCTAATACTGTTAATTCAGTTTCAAATGCATTTGCTATACTTCCTTCAAATATAAATTGTGACCCATTCATAGTAATATCTTTATCAGTTATAGCAGCATTATTTGTAACGTCTTGTAATGTTATTCCACTTACACCACCAATTTCTTTAACATTACCTACAATTGTTTTTGTATAAAATTTACCATCATATATGTTCATAGCTAATTCTCCAACCTCTATAACACCTTGTGATGGAATACGTGTTGCTACTTCTGTACGTAATGGTTTAATTATGGTTTTTGCCATTATTTTCTTCTATTTAATTTAGCCTTAAATTTAATTTTATTAATTAATTTTGTCTTTGTTAATCTTCTATCTAATTCTATTCCTATTTTTCTTCCAATTTTTTCTAACTCTTTTTTAGTTTTGTTTTGTAAATCTCTAACAGCAATTGTTTTTATTTTCTTTTCTTCTACTACAAATGAATCTACAAACTTATTCCAAGATTTACTAATCCATTTAAACATTAAAAAGTTCCACCATCTACTGTAGTAACTTCAACATCACCAGAAGTAACTGTAAAATTATCAGTAGAAAAAGACGCAACTCCTATGTTTGATGTACTTGCTAATTCACCAACAATTTGTAATTTATTGCCAGTAGCAATAGTATTGATTCCTTCACCTGCTAAAAATTCTAAAACTCCACCAACTCTTACGGATCCTTGTGATGAAGATTCGTCTGCAAAATATAAAGGATCAGAAAGTTTATCACTTGCAATTGAACCTGTCAACATAGCATTTGTTATACCTAATGCTTTAACTCTTAATGCGTCACCTGAAACTTCAACTGAACTATCATCAACTTCTACATCTATTGTATTACCATCTTTTGATAAAGCGGCACCTGCAGTAATTTGACCTGCACCAGAAAATTGAGAAACGTCTAAATCAGTTGTTCCAAATGTTGGAGCACCTGTATGTGTAAATGTATATCCATTGTTAGAACCAATAGTACCTTCTTCTACAAATACAAATGAACCACCAGTTAATTCAGCTGGTTGGTCTTCTGGAGTTGCTCTTGTTAATACAAAAGCAGTTGATCCATCACCTATAGTTGTAACTACATAAATTCCATTTTCACTTGCGTCTGTTTGGTCTTTAACTAAAATTCTATCTGCAACACTTGGTGTTACACTATCAATTGATAATGCACCATTAGAACTTGCTGTTAATGTTGCACCAACACCTAATGTTCCATTATTATAAGTTGCTGATAAATCAGCAATTGTCGCCAATCTACAAGAAGGTTTAGTATCTAAACCTTGAGCAACTTGGTCAACATAAGCTTTATTTGCAAGTGATTGAGTTTGAAATCCTGCTCTATCTTCATATCCACTAGGAACAATTATTGAACCTGTTCCGTGTGGTGAGATATTAATATTTTTATTTGCGGCTGTAGTTGTAAATGATTGACCGTCAATTGTAATGTCATCAATTACTAAAGAAGTTAATCCTGCTAAATCTGTTTCTGTTTGACCTAAAGTTAAAGTAGATGATCCTAATGTTGTAGTAGGATTTGCTAATTTATCATTTGCTATACCTGCACTACCAGATAAATTTGAATCTGTTAATGCTGTTGCATTTATAGTTACCGTATTATCAGTAACTACTGCTTCCATACCTGCGCCACCAGCAAATGTTAATGTTTCACTTGTATTATAAGTATCTGTTCCAGTATCACCTGCTAAATCTAAAGCTTGGTCAACAACTGCAAATCCTAAATTACCAGAACCATCAGTTTTTATAAACTCACCAGCAGAACCATCACCATCAGGTAATGTAAATGTAGTTGTAGAAGTTACACTATTTGGTGCTTTAAGTCCAATATGTCCTGCACCATTATTTGAGCCTTCATTAAATTTTATTGTTCCACCAATTGTAGTAGAACTACCTAAAATTAATTCATCTATTGCTTTATTTGAATCAGCAATTAATGCTCCATTTGATGTTAATACTCCAGGAACGTGATCCAACATATCGGCAAAATATTGTCCACCGATAACTGTTATATTATTTGCGTCACCTTGACCATCTACACCACCTTCACCAACGAATAATCTATCTCCTAGATTACCTTGGGTTCCAGTTCCATAAGTTAAAGCTAATTCACCTAATTTTAATGTTGCTGGTGCTGAAGTACTTGATGACCGTTTTATCTGTATTACTGTTGCCATATGCTATTTAAAAACTCCCGCAATTAAATAATAGTGTTCCAGTTGTAGTAACTACTTCCGTTCTAGTTACAAATTTACCATCACTTGACCTATATTGAATCATTGCGCCATCATCTAAATTTGTTGTATCAACATCGCCAAGGAGGGATAATCTTAATTCTGAATTTTGAACAGCTACAGTTGATGGTATGGTTACTGAAACTTTTTGTGGACCAGATTGTGTATCTACGTTAATTTTTGCTGTAATATCAGGCATTAATTCTCTCTCTTTATTTATATATTTATAACAAAAATGAGTTTGATTATAACGTTACTTGTGGTCGGACTGTAATTATTCCTTCAATAACTCTAGTAACAGCAGCACCAGATGTAATTTCAAGGTCATACACATATCTCTCAGCGTCTAAAGCAGCTGTTTCAGTTGCTGTTAAAGAGAGAGTAACTACTCCTGTGGTAGCGTCTGTCGCTATTGATGTATTCATATTTGTTCTTGTTCTAGTGGACGCAAAGCCTTTAGACAGCTTAGCAACAGCCGTATAACCTGTAAGATTATAAGCATTGCCTTGAGCGTCTTTTACAGTTACATCTGAACTGAAAGTTGCCCCTTGGTCTATAGTTAAATTAGCTATTGCGGCCATCTATTTTTTATCTGTAGTTTTATTTGTTTCTGGTACTTCTTTTTTAATCAACTCTATAATCTTATCGTTATAAAATTTAGTTAAAACATCTATTTTCTCAATTTCAATAGTATGTCTAGTCTTGCTTACCTGTATTTCTTGTCTTACTGCTAGATAATTTTGTAATTCAGGACTAAGCTTTTTTTCATCATACTGCTTTCCATCAATTGTTATAGCCATAGTTAATCTCCATTTCAGTTTTCTATAGTTATATTTATACGATATAAATAAAGGAGTATAAATAATTAAAGGAGATATTATGGCAGTAACAACAACTTTAACGCAAACAAGACCAAATACAGGTGTAGCTTTTCACAATGCTTCAGACGATTTTAAAGCAGTAAAGCAAGAAATGGTAGACGCTGGAACCCTAGTAGATAATGGTGGTGGTAATAACGAAACTGATTTAACAAGAATTTGGACTTTAACATTTACAAATGAAGACACTCATACAGCATTTGAAAATGACGCTAGAACACAATCTTATGTGGAGGCTAGAGAATCATACAACCTAGCTAATGGTATAACAGAAACAATTGACTAATATATTATTTTTATTATGCTTCCAAATGATATAAGCCAATATCAGGTTTTTAATAAACACACCTACTTACCTTATAAAGAACAATTAGATTTGTTATTAGATAAGTTTAGCAAATCAAATAACAAATTAAGTATTAATTATAGTCCTGAAAAAATAAAATTTGATAATTTAGATGATATTACTTTAATTGTATATAAAAGAAATATTATATCTTTTGCTTCAATATTAAATAAACCAATCTGGCCTAAAAATATTAGTAGAATATTTAATCGTATATTAAGAAATAAAGAATTTGATTGGGTCAATCCCACATTTGGTATCATATCAAAATTAACACACGACCACCAAATAAAATATTGTAAAAATATAGGTAAAGATTATGTCTTTCTATCTATTGAAGGTCAGAAAAGAAAATATTTACAAAGATGGACTGAACAAGCAAATGAATACAGTCCAGGGTGGTCTTTATGTGATGATAAAAAATGGGTATGTAAAGGAATTCCAGAAAGTTGTTTACAACATATCACGTATAAAAAAATATCAGATACTAACGAACCTTTTCCTCTATAAAAGGTAAAAATATTGTACTAGGATCAAACTCTCCCTTTTCTGCAAAATCATATAGTCTAGTATTATTGTGGTGATTATTATGTAATGCTTGTCCCCAAGTTAACCACGTGAGTATAGGTATATTCATTGACTTATCTTTTGTATCAAATGTTCTATAACCAAATTTACCTAAATGACAAACTGAATTAACAATTGCTTCTTGATGATATGATAAGGCTGCTGGTATCAACCAAAACCATAACATAAATTCTATATTAATTAAACTCAATACTATAAAAGTTATCCAAACAATATAAGTGTATTTACGATTTAACCATAAATGAAATTTATCTTTTCTTATATCAGGAATAACTCTAGTATTAATCTTACCTAATTTTCTATTGTGTAACCACCCAATATAAGAGTGAAAGAAACCATCTTTAGGACTATGTGGGTCTCCATCTTTGTCAGCGTGTGGGTGATGTTTACCTCTATGCGTTGCCGCCCACCACAAAGGACTACCTTGCACACATAAGCAAGATAAAAATAATAATGGTTTTTTCAACCATTTTTTTAATCTGATAGATTTATGACTTACAACTCTATGTAAAATAACAGCAGAACCTAATCCACAAAAAACTATCCAACCTAAAAACAAATACAACCAATTAGGTGATGTAAAAATAATACCTAATAAAGCTAATATCTGAACTGGCCAAAATACAAACCATAAATTGATTTCGCTTTTACTCATTAATATCCTCCATCGTTTTCTTTGATATGTTCTAAAAAAGGAGCAACTTCAAAATTTTGAGTTAATCTACCACGTCTGGCATTTGTTTCATCATTAAATCCTTTATCAACACCCTCCCAATTAGTAATATTTATTCTAAATTTTCCGTGTTTTACTGTCCAGGCATATTGATTATCTTCAAGTAATTTTGGATTCGGATTTATACCAAACTTATCTGATATCAATTGTTTTAATTCATCAAACTTATAATTCTCATCCTTTTCAACCATATAACGTCCTACTTGTCCAACGTTTCTAAATTCAAAAGATGTCCCTGCTCGCCAAGTATTATTATCTTTATACGCAATCATTTTATCTATAATATGTTCGTTCAAATTTTTAATAACAATACAACCAATAGACAACCGTAATTTTAAAGATAAACAATTTGCTAATGCATCCATTTTCTTCTTAGCGCATTTTAATTTATCTGTTATTATATATACTTTATCATCATCAAAACCAGTCATACTTAAATATACAGTTTTCAACCCAGCGTCTTTTAATTCTTTTAAATAATGATAATGGGTAATTCTTAATCCATTAGTTGCAATAGTTGTTCTATGACCAAGTGATGTAGCCTCTTTTATAATCTTTGCTAAATCTTTGTGTAATGTGGGTTCACCACCAATAAATCTAAATTCAGTTTTAACTTTAAATCTTTTTATAAAATCAATAACTTTATCTGTATTCAAATCTGGATAATGTCTAAAAGGTAAATAACAATTAGCACACTCCATATTACATCTATGTACTATATCACAATAGACTGATTTAAATTTACTATCTTCTGGTTTCATCTATCAATAGTCCATTGTAATACATATCTTTAATTAAATTATAATCATCATATTTCTCTTTAAAAGAAATACTTAATACCACTCTATCTCTATCTGATCCATTTATAACTCCGTGTATTGCTTTAGTATTCAAACAGAAAACTTTATCAGATACAAAAGTTTCAATTAATTTTGGATTATGATAATGTTTAGCACTGGTTTGTTTCTTCACACCTTCTACTTGTAAAACAACTTCCTCCTCTTCTTTACTTTCAAAAAAAGTTATCTTATCATTTTTATCTATTACAACTGGTATATTAATTGCAACTTTTCTTTTATCTGTATGTGGGGTTATTACACCTTTAGGATAAGTTTTAAAAAATTTAATATTGTCTATCAACTCTTTATAATTTTTAAGTTGATTAATATATTCTAATACATCTTCTTTAGAAACATATTGTGTATGTAAGTTTTCTTTTGGATCACCTGAACCATACATTGCCCAAACATTTTTATTATTTAAATAGGTTTGTTTTAATTTTTCAGAATCAAATTTAAATTCAGGTATTTCAAAAGCATTAATCATTTATTTTCTTAAATTTCCTACTAAATGAATTCTATCTTCCCAAGAAGCATTAACAGCAGTATGTTTTTTAGTCGTATCAATTTCATACCAATTACCATCAGCAGGATAATGCTTAACTTCTTTTTCTATAATAATCCAACAGTTTTCATTTGTAACCAAAGGTATATGAATTCTTTTTGTTAAATCCTGATGATATGAATAGCAAGTTTTATATTTTAAATTCATAATTCTTGTTCTGCATAAATTTAAATTATTAATAATAGAATTAGTGTAAGGCATATCAAACAAAAGATAAGTAAAATCAGTTTCTTTATATCCTTTTTTTATAATATCTACAACTTTACCAAGACCTAACAATGGGTCATTATTGCCTTTAACACCTTGAAGACATATTTGTCCCCACTTTAATTCTGGCAAAAGTTCCATCTCTAATAATATTCTATCTATGTCTATATTCATATAATTCTTTTGATATACAGATACGATTTTTATTTGCTCTTTTATAATCGTTCCATTTACTATTATTTGTTGTTGCAATCCATATTACATCTGAAGGTTCTAAATTCATTTCTTTACATACTTCTATTTGATTATATTTCAATTTATTATAGATATAATCTATTTTAAAATTATCTATGATTTTTTCTGCTACTTGATGAGCATAGTAATTATAATACCTATATTTTAAAGTTAAAGCTTCTAATCTAGGTATTGATTTTCTGGAGAAGAGCCAACCTGTTCTTATATTTTTTAAACCAAAACATTTACTTAAACTGAAAAAGACTAATTCTACATTAGGACCAATTTCAATTTTTTGAGGTTTAGCACTTCCTATATACGCAAGGTCTAATG